TTGCGTTCCACTTGAGGAGCAACCGGAGGCATCGTATAAAGATACTTATGTCTCTTCTTAAGCTTAGTATTTAAAAACTCCAAAGCTTTGTTCTCTCCGTAAATGGCACATATCTTTTTAGCATTGAACATTATGAAATTAATTTCTGACGTCGAGAATACAGCTCTCGTCTCTCTTCTTCTTATCTCAAAATATCTTGTCAACCAAAACTCCTTAGAAGTATAATCGCTTTCTGCCTCAATGTCAAGTCCTATTCTTGGTTTCTTGATTTTTTTTGATGAGCCGGAGCATCCCTCGTACTTTTCATAGTAAGGAGAGTCGCTAATAAAGCTCCGATACATTTGATACAGATAATTCTTCAGATACTTCAAATCAAGCTCATATGTTTTAAAATAGTATAGATCAAAAACATTATCAAGTTGTTGTGCCATTGCATCCTTCCAAGATTTTAAATCACTTTTTGAAGCTTGTTCGACGGCAGCTAAGCTCTTCTCATACGCTTCCTGTTCGCTGTATTGATCCAAAGTAGAGGCGGCGAGTCGGGCCAAGTCCTTTTTATCGAGGTTGTCTAAGGCACCCATGGACGTCTTTCCAGTCGGATCATAATATACGCGGCTATCCAACATCATCTTTCTCATATAACACGAATTAAGGTTAGCTAGCAACCTCCATGGCATATTTTTGTCTATTACAAACCCGAATCGTCCGGCATAATGCTGGAAGATCTCAAAGTTCTCGTCATTGACAAAGACATTGTATTTAATTCTGTCATTGGATGCATCCCGTGCGCTAATATCTAACACTAGACCGCAGCTGCGGTTAGGGCACAGACGACTGCTAACAAAGCCGGATAAAGTCATAGGAGCGGATAAAAAGTCCATTCTATCGTAGAACTCGAAGAACGCATCCGTGAAGTCGCTGAAATTCTTAATTTTATTGCTGTTCTTGTTTTCATGAAGATAATTTGCTAAATGAGAATAGATATCGCCCATATATTCATAATACTTACCATAAACACTTGTCCAAGCTCTCTTAACCGTAAAATTGACATAAGGAGAGTTATTCGGGTTTGTGCTAACAAAAGCTCTCTCCTTCTTCATAGTCTCTATCATATCGCGATAAGCGCGTGATACAAAATCTACAGCCAAATGTGTTTCACCATTTTCAGTGGGCAAATAAGAAACCAGATTGCCTTCCCTTAGAATAATGAAATCTCCCTTCTGGTTAATCTTTCCATATAAATGCCGATTATACCAAATATCAGCTACAGATGCCTCCAAGCCACCGGTCTCTTTAGTAAGTACCTTATCTTTATAGAGCTTGCGGTAGTTAAACAGATCAACGGTAGCCATATCGTTGTTCGCATAAGGAAATTTTGGTGCTGGAAAGGGCATATAATAATTAGATTCCGCTATGAGAATTACATCAAGCCGGCGTATCTTTCGGGAGACTTTCAGGTACGTCACTTATATTGCGGAGTAATTTCTTGTCTCCTCCAGGCGCTTTTCCTATGGGCTGGTTGGAAGCATGCTGTTGGTCTTCGGCACTCACCTGGGCTTGGCGTAATGGAGGGGATTCGCCCGCGCACAGACCATTGTTGACGAATTTAGAACTCAAGGTCATGAAATATCCGTCCGATGACAGCTCTCCATCCACCCTCGTTATAACATAATAGCCCCCTAGTCCCAATAAGCGTGCCACTTGAGAGTCGACGCCCATAGTTCTAGGGTCTATATAAATATGTTGCCCATTCTTAAAAAGAGGACATCCCCAGATAGTGACATCTGCGTCATACTTATTGAAAAGCTGTCCTATATTCTCCATCCCCTGATCGATTATGCGTGCCGTGTCGGCATGCGCTAACTTCGAAGCTTTGAATTTAATATCCTTGACTATGCCGCGATCTAACCCGATGCCAAGATGATATATTCCGTCTGCCTCATCTTTATCAACATTTAAGGGGTTCATATGAGCCGATGCGCGTATTGAGGCATGCAAAACAACGTAATTAATATAAGACTCAGCCGGCTTCCCTGTTCGTCGATGCTTCTGTAATGTTTTACGCAATAAATCTGAAGAAGAGATTCGCGGATATCTACCGTCTTTTTTGGGAATTGGCTCTTTGCCCTTAGAGGAAAGAGCGTATTGCATCGGTACCACACCTAATTCCGGATAAGTCTGTCCCATGCCAGTAAAGCAATTGTATCCCAATGATTGTGAAACGAGAGTCTTTAGTACATCTTCTAAAAAATTCAGAATCTTATAAGAAGGGCGCATCTTATCAATCACATTGCCCTTATACCACATAATAAATTCGTCTAAAGCTATCGGAATATCACATAGGTTAACATCTGCCGTCTCGCCAGTTTTGGGATCTACAAACGACATCGTTGATGCAATCATGCGAACCTTTGATTCACGTTTGTCCTCCAAATTCTTTACAAAAGTACCCATCGCAACATCCAAAATGTCACCAAGAAACATAAAATGTATTCTTCGTGCGTTGGCGGGCTTCTTGTATTTAGCGTTACCATCTGTTGTAACACGATGAAGCTCCGCACCCATCTTTTTCATCTCTTCTTCTTGGGCTTTGGTATCTTTTGCGGCGTGGGCGTCGGTCAAGCCGTTCATTATGGTTGAATATCCATTCGAAAGTGCAGCCTCACCCCCGATGCCTTGTTCGAATTTAGATTTTTTCATTACGCTATCAGCGAAATGTCTTTTTGAGCCGGCAGCTCTCTTTTTGCTATATTCTGTATCGGAAGTGACAGGTGGCGATATACCTTGTAACCACTTAGAATACTCCTTCTTGGGAACGTCGACATAAAACACGGTACGTTTACCAATAAGATTCCCAATAAATGATTGATATATTTTGTATTTCAACCTATTGTTGGCAGCAGTCATGGACTCCCTTATAGCCTGTTTCTGTTCTGCTAGAATTTTTTCGAGATCTTCTCGATATTCTTGCCCTTCTGTTTTAGCCCCTAAGGCAGCGCGCATCTGATTCCAAAGAGATGTGTCTCCTTCGCCGCCTTCGCGATTGCGATCATGTTTCCGCGCCTGTTCACTGGTCTCTTGTGCAGCATCTTGGTCGGCGGCTGTCTCTGCTCTTTTTGTTTCTTCCTGAGCATTCTCTGCATTGGTGCGCAGCTGCTTCTTTATTTTGAAAAACAGATCTGCTTCTGGTGACAGCATCTCGCTTTCCACCGAAGCCCTATATTGGATAGATAGTTCTATGCGACCATCATTATGGAAATCCAGTTTATGTCCGGTCATATCCAGAAATAATTCTAGTTGCATCCTCTTTAATAGTGAATTGATACCTTTGACGCTAGCTCCATCAAAAAAAGCATTACTGAGGAATTCCTCCCCCTTCTTTGTGGGAAGAGCCCAGCCAACTAAAGCCTTTATCCTACGGAATTCTGGATTTAGAATTTGAGTGGCTCCGCTAGTCCTTTGTTTTTCGGCTTTTGTCTTGGGTGAACGGCAAAAAGAAGATGCATTCGCCAGGTTTCTAGAGGCCCTGTTATTATTTGATGGTATGAATTTGCCCACACGCTCAACCAAATCTACAAAGGAGGCACCGTTAGATTGCTGCTTTCTGGTGAATATATTAATGTCCGTAAACATTATCTTCAAGTCTGCCACAATTGATTTATCAATCGTAGCAAAGTTGCCACCGTCATAAGTATAGGAAAAGCCCTTAATGCCGACGCCGGAACCTCTCCCAGAAGCAGACTTTAGAATATCCTCAATATCTGATTCATGAATGAAGTCATCAAAATACAATTCCCTCATCCCCGATTCAACATGAACATTATTTTTATTTACATTATAGTCAACTAAGAAAAGTCTTATAGTCGGCACCAAAAGTGACAACTGGGCTGGTGTCATCTTGAAGAAAATAGAAGCATCAGGTTCCGCGTTCATTAAAGAAACAATCTCACCTGAATTAACAGCCATAGGAATCAGGTTAGAATAGCTTCTATTTTCGTTCCTGGCTCGAAGCGTGCGCCAACCATCGATCAAGAAGCATTGGTCTTGTGCCCTGCTTACTTTGGCGGCATCTCTAGCTGCCTCATCGGCTGCGGCTTTGGCACTATCTGTGGTGTCTAAATCGCTCACGAAACATTCCCCCTAGACACCTAAATAATTATATAGTTTATCGAGAGGAAACGGTATATAAACCATATCGCCACTCCTCATATGCGCCTCAGTCGGCTTTTTATTAAACCATGCAATCACCCACCAAAGCTCAGGGTCACCATAGTGAACCGAAGCTAGTTTCCAATAATGATCTCCTACTCCCCAAAAGTGTTTCTTAATATAAAGAGAACTAATCTGTGCCTTGGACGGGTAACTCAGTTGCTTTGTGGCATACTGCTCAATGAAATTTTTACCCCTACGAGCCAGAATATCTGCATACGATTCACTAGAATTATATACAATTTCCCTCATATCATCTCTTCGTACCGTCATTTTTGCCTCTTACCTCGCGTATATATTAATAAATAGTTAACCGAATAATACCAGCTAGTAGTTATTTAGCCACATGTATCTTTTACTTTTTCAAAACCACCTTCTTCGAGAAAAAATGGTTCTGACTGCGTGGCTTTAAGTGCACAATCTTCCAGTGCTTGTTCTACAGCACCAGGGTTGTTTGGCACCCTTTCAGGTGCTGCTGCAGACGCAGGAATAGGCTTACCAGTTTTCTCATCGACGAGACCTGATTTGATATCGCCCGGTTTTGGGTCAGGATTATCCTCCTCGGGAGAATGCGTAGTCCCACCAGAATTCTCAGGGTTTACCTTTGCATCGCTATCAGCTGGATCGTTGACTATGTTAGTGGATTTTTTTGGATAAGGACTGCCATAAGGAAATTGTTTAGCTTTGGCATTGTTGGTTTCCGTAAGTCTAGATTCGCCTCCGGAGGATCCTCCTTGCCAGCCAAGTTTATGGGTATGTAGCACAGTGAAGCTGAGACTCAAGCTATAAGAAAGGGGATATAGTTCACCAAATCCTGGATCATGAAATCCTTGTGCGAAGTTGGGCTGGAGGCTGACTCCACCGTTGACAAAACCCAAAAGACCCGCTTCTCTTACGCCAACTCCCTTCTCGCCATCCGTGACGCTGCAAATTAAATTAGCAAACTTAATCTTTAAGAGCGGCGCTGCGCTGATTTGCCCCGCACTTGAACGTCCTACGGCTGATGGCTCATAGGCTGGATAGAGCATTGAAAAAAGCAATGAGGCTTTCTGCAAGTTCAATTTAGCCTCTTCGTTGCTGTGAGACGGTACCGTCCATGAAACCTTTATTTCCCTCGTTGTACCTTGGAATGTGGCGATTGGATCCATTCTTCCATATACTGATTGTGAGTTCCAATTGGAATTATAGTTATCAGCGAAATCCGTAACAAATGCTTTAAACTCAACTATTTTACCCGTGGGCACGTGCATGATTTGTAATGAATGCCCTTTCTTATACAGCTCATTAGATGCATCGGCCATTATACTGTCTCCAGGACGGGCTGCAATTTGGATTTCAAGAAGCTGTCATATACCACTCTTCCTAATCTTTTTCCATCAACCTCTAAGATAACTTCTTGCTTCGGTGCTGCAGTTGTTGGCGTACCCCCGACAGAAGGGGCTTGGGGTGATGCAGCGGTGGCAGCAGCTACCCCTCCGGCAATACCCTGTGCAGTAGAGGTTTGTTGGGCTGCTATGGCTTCGAAGCGGCTGTGACCAACTCCTCCCCCCGCAGCTCCCGTTGTGACTTCCGAAGTCACACGTCCAGCGGCGACCGTTGCATAAAATTCTTTAAGCTTGCCTAAATCCATGTCATCAATCTTTTGCATGAAGTCATCGATTTCACTACTCAGGTCTTTTATATAGGTTGCTCCTTCCGGACCTAATTTGTCTATATTGGTCACCACAGAGGCAAAAGCTTGAGCTATATCAGCTAGCCCCGAAGCCGCCCATTTGACGCCGGCTCCGACCGCTAAAAAAGCAGCGCCCAATGCCAGAAGCCCCACTGAGCCTGCGGTGCCTGCGGCTCCCAATGCGGCGATTGCTGGCACCATTGCATACATTAGCGCAACGAACCCTCCCATGACTATGACCATGGCGGCGAGTGCGCCCCCTATTTGTTCTCCGGTCAATTCTTGGAACGATCTTACCAGCTCAGCCATTCCAAGAGCCGCTATAGCGATACCTCCACCGATCATCAATATTGCACCACCAAGAGCCAAGATACCCTCTTTGCTCTTTTGTGCTGCAGATCCAACTGCTTTAATAACTTGTGCAAAAGACTTTCCTACTTTTTCGGTTCCCTTGCCGGCGACAGCTAAATCTTTCGTCACATCCTTCATCTTGAACAACCCTTGGGTGGCTTTCTTAAGCCCTCCTTCATTGCTTGTCAGTGTCTTAAAGAATCCAGCTGCAGTATTTTTTACACTTCCTAAGTTCTCCTTGAGCAAAGAAACCCCCTTTGCCGCGATGCCAATGCCTCCACGAAACTTCACCAACACAGCAATGCCCATTGCGATTTGCCCGAACGTTGATGTAAGTATGCTCGTTAATTTGATAAACACATCTAAGAAGATGCTAAGCCCATCGATTAATGGCTGCAGAGCCATAGTCATTTGATTCGTTATAGCAGCTAATTTTTCTTGAGGGGTGAGATTCTTTTTTGCCTCTGCACTTAAAGACGACAAACTTCCCGATGCTATAGCAGCTGCTTTTTCTTGTTCATAATATACTTCAAGGCTGTTGCCGAACAGTTTATTAGCTTCGGTCATATCGCTGATGCCAGCAGCTGCCATGATCGACTTTCTTTCAAATCGTCCCATTGCCTCCCAGGATTTACCGGATGCGGCAATACCTTCTCTCATTAATTCAATTCTTTCCGCCTCAGTAGCAGCTACCATTGTCATAGTATCGAAATAGGCACCCCCCATTAATGCGTTTAGCGAGCCAACTTTATCCGCAGCACTATCAAAGGTATCAAACCCTTCAGCGATACCCAAGAGAGAATTCATCTCCATACCGGTTGCTTCAGCTTGTGCGCTTAATTTTTTGAATACGTCAAATCCAGTCTTTCCAAATTGTGCTATCACATTCTGAGCAGATTTAAAGTCTCTCATTATAATCTGCGTTGGGCGTCCTATTGCCTTTCCTAAAGCCACCATATCTGCTTGAGTTTCTGCGGCTTGTGTGCTTGACATTTGCAGTGCCTGTTGCATAAACTCCTGAGCGTCAACGGTGTCTTGAACAGCTACATCATATCGTTCCATAGTGGCAGTTAAATTAGTCAATTCTACCTGTTGTGTTTGTGTTAAGCGATTGAACCCCTCAAAACTGGTTTCCAGAGTTCTCCAATAGCCGGCTAGCTCCTCGGTCGCCACACCTAAACCGCGTGTTGCCTCGAAAGACTTCAGGAACATCTTATTCATCTCGTCGCCGGATGCGGTAAGCTGTCTAAGATCCGCTTGCATTTTCCCGAATTCCATTGTTCTATTAACGGTATTGGCTATAACATTTCCAACTAAGTTCATGGGATTGAATAACTTTGCGGCAGATGTTGCCATGGCAGATAAAGTATCTTTAAAGCCAACACCCTGAGTGATGCCCATTCCAAGGGCACCGCCGAGACCTTTCGACCCCAATTCGCCAGTTAGACCCATCACCGCTCCGGATGTCGTCGATATGGTATCTCCCACTGCTTTCGAACGTTTTTTGAGTTCTTCCAGATTCTTGGTGCTTGCGAGAACCTGCTGATTCTGATTCTTTAAAGCCTCAATGTTTTCATGAATAGAGTCGGTCCCCTTTTCCTGAAGCTCTTTTAGACCCTTTAAGGTTTCTTTTTGTTCTTTGGATGCATCTGTAAGGTTTCCAAGTGCCTTGACTTGTGCATTGATAGCTTCCATGGCAGCTTCTCTGCTTTCTCCAGCTGTTTGCTGGATCTCGTTTAGAGATATGACCATGTTCTGAGACGCTTTTCTCTGCTCTTCTAGAAGATTAATTTCCTGTTGCAGACGCTCATATTCTAATTTAGCGCTTTGAGCCAACTTCTTGCGGGCATCAAGTTCTTTTTGGCGTTCGGCATTTAATTTTGCCAGGGCTGCTGTAAAAGCTTCAGTCTGTGTAATTGTTGGTTCATCAGCCATTCAGATCAATCCCTATTTAAACGGCCATTTAATACCCGTTTCCCTTTCAAATGCACTTACAGCGTTCTTGAGTTTGTATTTGTCTCTCAAGGTTCTGGGGTCTTCAAGACCATGCTTTAAATAACTTTCCATATGTTTCTTCTCGCCGGCTAAAGCGAGAACAAATTTGTTAATATCACCAGAGGTACCGCGAATAGTAAGGTTCGGTGCACGAAAGTACCCAAACATAGCCTGTAAGGTATATTTGAGACTAGCACCAAAGTTAGCTAAAGAGCCCTCTTTTAATAACTTATACTCATATAAATCAATTACCACTTTTTCCACGAAATATACCTCGATTGGTCAATATAATTAGTTTTGCTAGCAAAATATGTCGATGCCCCTATGAATTAGCACGTCGAGATGCCTCCTCATAACGTTCCTTCTCTTCTTCGAACTCACGTTTGAGACGTCCCAAGAACCATGTCCGGAGCCCAACAGGTAAGTTATACGCTTCAATTAGGCTAAGCTTTCCATGGAAAACCATTGCAAACATTTGCTCATATACATTTTCACTATATTCATGATCCAGGCCAAAAAAAGTCCGCACTAAGCGGAACCTCCATTGTCTGTTCGTGGTCACAAGTGTTGCACTCGAAGCTCAAATCCATGTCGATGTTAGGGACCAGTTCGCCATATTTCTGCCTCAAGATCTTTGAGTCAGATGCCGGCATTAATTCTAAAAATTCATCTACCTGTTTTCTATCTGTAATTTCATTAAGCGAAACCACAAATTTCTTAAACATATCAATTAAGCCCATGCTCTTATTCTTTTTGGTGTCTTCAATTGAGTCATGTCCATTTAACAAGCGAACTTCCGCGCTAATACCAGTCTTGGGTAATTCTATAATAAAATTATTTCTGTGATTCATTTCTACGCCGGATGGCATCTGAAACCCTTCACTATCGGCAAGGACCTCTTCCAGGTCGATTTCATAAGTTTCAGCAGTGTTGCAGGAAGGACAAGTAATAGAAGCTTTGTATTCCGGTCCATATGCAGATATTCTCGCTGTCACAATTATGGCATTTTTATCACCTAAGAACAAATCTTTAACATTTATTCTCTTATCAATCAACAAGCTACGCACCATCCTGTCTAGTGCCACACCCTTCTTTATTAAAGAACGATTGGTGAGGATATCCTCTTCCTTGGCAGTCATCATATTTATCTCAACAGAATGCTGTCCATGAAGGGGGTGCCCCTCTGGATAGAACCTTCCTTCTGTAGGAAGTTCAACAAACTCAGTGGGGCGAATAAAGTTTAATAAGCTATTCTTATTTGTGTCCTGCTGAGCCGGTTCTTGTTGTGTTGAAATATCAGTCTGCGCTGCGTCGGGGTCTGATGGTTCAGGCACCGACAAGCGAGTACTATTATTTCTCGATTCCATTCTTACCTCTTCTAATCAAAATTAAGTCTTTTTAGTATCCAAAGGACTTTTGAATTTGGGAGCAATCCCATCGGCAGCTTGTCCCTTCCATCCATTGTGTTTACCGCCAGCATAAGTCATGTAAGCATAGTCGTAAATAAGATCAAATTTAACCTCTACTAAGTCATCGCTGCCATAAGATAGTTCGCCACCGAAGTCGACAGTACCACCCATATAGGCATTAAAAAGTACCCACTGATCAACAATGTCGTTTGTCCAATCTTGTACATTCACATTGAGGTTTGTCCCAAAAGGCTTTCCAAGTTGGCTAATTTTTACTTTACCGAAAGCAGATGCTGCCTGACTTTTAATTATGTTTGTCGATGCCATGTTTATATCAGTTGGCCACGTATAGCCAGATTCTCTTAAAATCCCCAAGATAGAGGCTCCCATATCAGGAGAGACCATATCCACTAAGGTAACGGAAATAGGTTGCCAAACTGCTCGATTTGGATAGTTGAAAGTGTGATTTAAAAATTGGTGCTGTGTTGAGTCCAAGCTCACCGAAGGCTTCGAAACAGCTTTGCATGCAAAAGATGCTGCTTGTCCCATTTCGCCCATTTCCAATATAAACCTAAATTGTCTCTTAGGTTCGGTTGTGGCTAAATTCCAAAAAGTGGCGGTTGGCATGTAAATATTCTCCTATGGTCTACAGTTTAAATAGTTTCTGATAAATTTAATCTTCAAAAGAAGCGCCGGCTGACGTGATAAAGAAGTCCAAAGCGATAAATTCAATAGCTCTGGCTGGCTTCAATAAAATCTTGGCATACATCACATTGCGATCAATCAAGTCTGGCGTCGTTGTCGTATTGTCCAGAACTAATTGATAGTCAGTGAGACCATATCGTGTCTGAACATCACTTAAAAGAGGCTCAACCCTACTGACAAACCTATTCCATGTTGCGGGGATATTTTGATCAAACAAAACATTGTTAGCAATCGTGGAAATCTGTTTCTTCAAGAAAATCAAGAGCCTTCTCACATTAATTCTGTCCAAGGCGCTTGATTGTACCTGTAATGTCTTCTGACCGAAGATTACGATACCCTCAGAAGGGAAAGAAGCAATGGGATTAATTCTATTCTCATAGAGCTTGTCTCTTTGCTTCGATGTAAGCTTCTTGCGTACATTCGTCACAGGGATGCCGGCAGCACCTTGTGAGAGTCCACCACGGTTGAAGCCGGCTGGTGCGAACCAGAGTTCAGAGCGTGCAGCTGACGAACCCATCGTGCCCAAGGCAGCGATGGAGGGTGGGATCCAAAGTAATTGTCCGCTTCTCTCGTCACGGGTTTGGACCCATGGGAAGAAAGCACACCCATAACTTGAATCGGTCGATCTGGTCCTCCAGGTATTGACAGCATTTGTCACGTTGGGGAGAACCGGGTACCGGTTTGGGGAACCTTCGGCACGAGGCTGGTAATCTTTTTGAACATCGATAACTGCCAGTGCGTCAGCTCTTTCCTCACACATATTAACTAGATTATTTGTGAGATTTTCGTTAGTCAATCCTGGGATTGCTGTTAGATCGAAGGAAGCGTCTTCGGGGTCCGTAATAATATTTATCGCTCTCTGGATAGAAGCAACAGCATAGTTAGTAACTTCTGTAGAGCCATATCCTGAAAGGACATTAGAGCCAGCTAACAGAGTGTTCCTGAAAGGATCAAGCTCTCTAATATCTAGCTGGTCCGAGCCGCCATATAACACAGTAGTGAACTTATTGATCTCTACGGTATTAACCAGAGCAGACGCTCCGTTTCCGGCTGTATAAGAGAAGTCACCTGCGCGCGCGCCTTCTTGGTAAATATATTGTGTAATGCCGTCTACGGTAGTTTCTACAACATTATCTAGTGTGAAGTTATATTGTGCAGTTGCAACACCACTTGTCTCGCTTAAGCCAGCGGGGAGGATGCGTGTTAAGTCGACAATATCATGAGACAAACGCTTTGAACCAGCGCTTTCGCCCAAATCGACACCAAAGTAGGCGTTTTTCTGTCCATTGTTGCCCATGGTCTGGCTTGCGCTCGTAACCAAAGGAATTTTAGGATATTTAATCAACAAGTCGTCCAATGAAGAGGTTATTCCATTTCCCGTTGCCCACAAAATCTCATCAACAGCTGTTAAACTGGCACCGCGATTCACGATTTTATCAGCGCGAGCCATGGTGTTGGCTGTGGAAAAGGAGCCCGTCTTGTCTGATACGTCAGAGCCGCCCTGTCCGAAAAAGCGGAGCTGGAAGTTCTTATAAGTAGGTGGTCCTGCTACGCCGAAGGGCATCATCGAAGGATTTGCCCCTCCTTGAGCAAGATCAGCATGCATCTCTAGACGAATGTATTTGGAATTATTGCTGTAATCCCCTTTCATTTCAATGCGACGTTCAGTAGTATTGTATGTAAGGTACCTGTCGCCAATTCTTGTAGCGATATAATTCGGAGAATTGGGATTCAAATTCAATTCAACGAAAGCTTCAAGGACGCGTGGGTCCAGGTCCGTATCATCAATATCGCGTACTTCCAAAGTGAAAGACGGATACGGATTCACTGACTGCTCTTGAGCCGATGGAAATCTGAGATCTCTAATAGAAATTTTCACGCTGTTTTGTGCCTCTTGTCCGGAAGAATAGAGTGCATGTATACGGAAAAGATTTTGTGGTGAAGAGCCGGGATCAAAATTAGCATTTGGGGTGTTCATATCTTGTGATTTAAACCACCCTGTTTTAGCAGTTGGCGGACCACCATCACTAGCTTTAAGGTTTGTAAAGTCACCGCCTTCAGCAGAACCGGTCTGGATTTGCATCATGACGCCTACCATATTACCGGTGCTCGTACCGAGATCGGCAACTGCTCTTTCAAAGGTGGGTCCTAGGAAGTACCCTTTACTTTCATTAGCAGCATACAAATTGCTATTCAATTGTGTAGGATCTGTGTTAAAGACGTTTCGAACGTAATTCGAATCGTTAATTGAGAAATTAAATGATTTTACTGCTTCCGTGCCGTTTGATTGTGAAAGCTGCACCTTAAATGCCGCTGACGTCGAAGTTCCCTGAAGAAGCGTCGAGTTTGAAGCTGTTCCGATGGTACCACCATTAATGGTGCCAGTCAAAGTAAGTGATGCACTAGCATTGCAATACCAAACAGCTGCTAAGGTGCCAGTTGAGTTCGCCACTGTGCCACTAGGAAATACGAATAAACCGTATGCGCCGCCTGGTGAAGTATCAGGAGAACCTGCCTTCCACCCATTGACGCCACCTGTGCCGCTTTGATCCGGGTGTTGTGCACCGAGAAGTCTCACGAATGTTAGGGGTTGATTGTTGCGGAGATATGCTTCTGCTGCATATGCCGCATATGTTGGGCTAGCCTCGCCAGGATTTCTCCATCCATCGATTGCGCCTCCTCCGGCGACGGGTTCGCCAAACGTTTGGACATAATCCGCATACGAATGTACGGTTACGGGAAGAAAAGACGGTCCTCGGCGGGAGCGACCAATGACCAAGGGGCCACGTTGATCGATTACTACATCTTCAAGTTGGGATTGATCAATTTCTTTGGTGAAAACACCAGGTGATATAAAACGATACTTATCTGCGGGCATTTAACAATCTCCTATAATTTTAAAGTGTTGAAATACTTTATTTTTACTCATCTATGCTATTATAATTAGTAAGCAGCTTTACTAAAAGAACTAACCTCTAAAAAAACCGTCATCGTTATTGGGGTTATCTTCTCCGAACAAAACCCTTTCTCTCCCGATTCGGACTTCAACAACGTTTTGCTCCTTTAATATCTTAGGAAGTGCTTCGTTTTCGCCTGCGCCAATCGTATATGCCAAAACCTTAGCAGTTACCTTTGTTTTGTATAGTCTTTCACCCTCCTCTAGGGTGCTCGTATTATCAAAGGCAAAATCAGGCTGGACCAGAGCCTCGTATGTGTGTCCATTTCGTGATACCAGAAAATAATTACTAGGATTGGTACCAGCAACAACTGCGGTTACGATCTCGTTCATCTGTTGTTGGTATTCCGTATATATCGTCAACTCATAGTCCATGTCTAAATACACAGGATAGGGCATCGTAATAGTTTCGTATACGACCTTCTTGTTATTTCTTTTCCTGTTGGGATCGTTGAGAGCGCTTTTACGATAAGCAGCTGCAGTAGCAAACTTATTTGTCTCATCCTGATTTAGTCTGCGCGTTATAGTTAAGTTTCCAGCAGATAGGCTGCGTATCGAATCCAAAGCAGCATAATACTTCCCCCTTTTAGCACGATCTTTATTGATGTTAGTTCTCTCTAGGGTCATTAAAGGATAAACGACCATCCCATTATCATCTCTTAAGTCTCTAAATTTGCGTGCGAACGATCTCTCAGGAGTTACCCAAAAAATTGGAACTTTCTTAAAGCCCTGGTTGGTGTTTGCAGAAATACTCAGTTCCTTCTGAAAGTAGTCATGAATAGAGAAATCGATATTCTCTATCGATGAAGGCATCACTAACTGCTCATCGATAGAGCTGGGATCTTCTATCTCAGTATAAGAGTAGTCAATATTTTTCGGCTTATCATCTGGCATCAAAATTCCCCTTACGTGATCTTAGACACTTAGCGCTTATCTCTATTTGGTGGTCGACCTGCCCAAACAGTTGAGTTGGAAAATCTATGTTAACTATCTCATAGTATATTTGCCCATAAAGAATAAAATCGCCTTCACGAACAAACAAGTTTTGATCTTCTGAAATCCTTCTATTGTGAAAATGGCAAGTTAAGGCACCGGTCTTGTCCATGCCATAAGTCTGGCTAGTCTCGGTTGCTATATTATCCCATTCGATGAGAGCCATGACCCTGATGGGGGATAGAAACGTTTTCTCTATCGCCTCGCCATATAAAGGATGGAAATCAGTATTATTTGTATCAATAGGATAATACAAAATAGTCTGACCAATCACTCTTTCAATTAATTCGTCGCTGACCTGTTTAACTAAGTCGCGTTCTTTCTTATTGAAGAAGAGTGGTGGTGGTGGCTGCGAAGGTTGAGACCATTTGTTTTTATCTTGAGACATTCACATCACCCCACATACACACCAAACGGTATTGTCTGGAGAATCTCAGTTGCCGACTTAACCAAACCTGCTTGTTCGGCTTCGACCATGGCGTAGGTCATTTCGCTCAATACGGTCTTAAGTTCTTCTCTCAGCTTTTCCTGTTCCTCCTTTGCTTGGCCCAACAATTCAGTGGCATTTAAATTAACCGTATTCCCTGGTATAGGAATTGTTGTAAATTTACCTCTAACTTGTCCCAAGGTCTCTTTAGACAAAGATAGAGCAAAACGTCGAATCCATTGCTTGCCAATAGAGTTTATATTGTTATACGGAATATTCGCAAACGGCAGTGTGTTCATATTGTTAACGCCATCAATACCAGTATTGACACTACCTGTAGCCTCTGTATAGGGATCTGATTTAACAGTAAATTCCACCCAGAACTTTGAGGGGGAATAAGATCCTGGTATTGGAAATATTCGAAGCTTATTGTTTTTTACCTCGTAGGAATAATGAGAGTTCCTTGTGTATATTGCATCCTCGTAAGCTATAGCTTGTAACTTATTTTGCCATGTAGGGATAACCTCAAAAGTAGAATCGTCCGCGTACATGCCGTAAGTTGATAAATTACCTATGGCATTAATGCCGCCATAGTAGCCATAAAAACGCCACATGGCATGGGGCGTCTTATAAAACACGCGTCGGATTGTGACGCGGTTGTTGCCAACTTTTCCATAATAAGAAGCCGAAGCATCGTTATCGGATCCAGATTGGATTATATATTGTAGATCGTAATCTTGTCTTCCTGTAACCGAATCAAAAGAAGCAGAATATATCGAATCTGTTCCTCCGAAACCAGCTTCTGTGGCTGTCTTATCGCCTATTTGCTTAACATAGCCAAATTCAAATTTAGGATATTTGAGAGCAACGTTGGGATTGTTGATCATGGGCGAATCTGACTTATGCTGTCCATCATGGTCGAACGTACCCGTTATCATCCCCAAAGCAGAACCCATTGAATTCTTTGCCTGGTGTATATTGACAATATAAGAATATTCTAATACTGACTCTTCATAAGAAGCAAAAACATTCTTCTCAGTTATTTCAATATCCAGAACATCGCCGCCTAACTTGCGATACGTGTAGTTAACTTGATCAACAGCACCAGAAACGAAATCTGTGTTGCCTACGTAAATACCATAAGGATAATTAGCGGCAGTTTCTGCATTAGCTAGTGAACCTGTCTCAGGTAAAACTACTGCAGAGGTCTGTGAAGCAGGTGTTAAAGTTGGGACTGCCATTCATTTGATCTCCTTGGCTTACTAGGTAATTAGTATTGAGAAAGGAGTATCAAGCTTTTTTAGTTCTAGACTTGACGATCTTCTTGGGTGCTACCTTCTTTTTCGGCGCTGGAGCGGGCGGTAATACACACTCAGGCTCTTTTGCAACCGGAGGTGATGCAAGAGCCTGTCTTGCCCGTGCCTTCTCTTGTGCGGCTAATAAACGCAGTCTCTTTTTCTTTCTACCCATGGTAAAACTCCTTTTATGTAAATAGTTGATAATAAAGGAAAAGCCCTGGTCTCAAAGAAACCAGGGCTTTTTTCTAGGCTTAGCTTAAACTATTAGCCGCCGCCGCTCTGACCAAGCAAGCCTTCGACGACAACCAGACCATACATATCAGGTCTAACCATCTTCTTGGCATAGCGGGTCATGACGCCTTTACGCGGCACAAAGTCTTCCGTACCAAAGATGGTAGGAGTGACCTGTAGTGGCACGTAAGGAGCGTATACGTAGCCGCTTTCGAGGAA